CCGATCGGGTAGTAGTCGAGAATAAGGCTTCCGGCATCGTCCTCATCCAGGACCTCCAATTGAGCGGCATTCCCGTCCACCCCTATACCCCGCAGAAGGGGCAGGATAAGATGAGCCGGGTGCAGGCATCCCTCCGCTTCCTGGATGGCAAGCGTCTATGGGTTCCCGCCGGGAAGAAATGGGTCCAAACCCTGATGGAGGAATGCCTAGCCTTCCCCAACTCCAAGCATGACGACCAAGTGGACGCCCTAACTCTCGGCATCCTCTTCATGCGTGACATTCGAGCCCTCTCGGCCCCCCAATACAGCGCGGAATTGGAAGAGGACACCCCCGTCGTATCGCGCAAGACCTACTGGTCCCGGTTCAAACGGGCAGCGTCTTGATCTGCCAACATATTTCCCGTATACTGTCAACCTATGGATACTGAAATCTCACTCCCCGAGCCTTCCATGGAAGGCGTAGAACTGCTGGAAAATGGGGGTGTAGAGGTAAATCTCGATCCGATTACTCCCAAAATTGACCCCACTACGGTAGCCCATGGCGACAACCTCGCCCTCTACCTGTCGGATGAGGAATTGCACCTCATTGGCTCCACTCTCGTGCAGGCCGTAGAGGAGGATGCTCTCACCACGAAGGACTGGGAGAAGCTTTTCGAGGAGGGGTTCAAGGAATTGGGCCTTAAGATCGAGCAACTCAATGAACCGTTCGAGGGCGCATGCAGCATTACACACCCCCTCCTACTTGAGACCATCGTAAAATTCCAGGCGCGTGCCTACAGTGAGACCCTCCCGGCCACTGGCCCCGTGAAGACCCGCCTAGTAGGCGCCAAATCTCCCGCGAAGGAGGCTCAAGCCTCGCGCGTACAGGAATACCTCAATTACACTATCATGGAGGAGATGCCTGAGTACGAGGATGAGCACGAGCGCACCCTTTGGGGCATGGGCTTCTATGGTACGGCCCTTAAGAAGGTCTATCCTGACCACGGGGATAAGACTCCAGTCAGTGAGTACGTCCCTATTTCCGATTTCATCATCGCCTACAATGCAAAACACCTGCGCAAGTGCGACCGCTACACGCACGTAATCTCCCGTCTCGACCATGAACTCCAGCGGGACATGGCCAATGGCATCTATCGTACCGTCAATCTGAGTCCCACCCAACTTCAACGGTCCACCCTGGGTGCCCTGGAAGATCGGGCGCGGGGAATCTCCACCCCCATCAACTGGTCGGGCTACCGCCTCTATGAAATTCATACCGTATACAACATCCCTGGGTTCGAAGTACTGGTAAATGACCAGCCGGTAATGGTCCCTTACATCATCACCGTCGATGCTGACAGTGGTACAGTCCTCGCCATCCGTCGTAATTGGAAAGAGGGCGACCCCTCCTATCGTAAACGCGAATACTTCATCGCCTACAAGCTGGTTCCCAGCGCCGGCTTCCACGCCTTCGGCTACGTCCACCTAATTGGTGGGCTCGCGGCGGGCAGTACCACGATTCTACGCGCCCTGGTCGACTCCGGTCAGTTCGCCAACCTCCAGGGTGGCTTCAAGACCCGTGAATTCACGAAGAATCCGCGTGGAAATGAGCCTCACGCCCCCGGCGAATGGCGCGATGTAGACATCCCCGGTGCCGACCTTACGAAGGCCATCCTTCCCCTCCCCTATAAAGAGCCCTCGCAGACCCTCTACAACCTCCTCATTCAGGTGGTCGCCTGGGGTCAGAAATTTGCTGATAGTACTGAGCAAGTTATCGCCGACAGTACCAATTACGGGCCCGTCGGCACCACCATGGCCCTCCTTGATGCCAGCACCAAGTTCCAATCCGCCATCCATAAGCGCATCCACCGTTCTCTTAAGGCGGAACTGCGCCTAATTACGGACGTCGTGGCGGAAATGCTCACCGTCTACCCTTACGCCCCCGGTGAGACCGTCCCCGCTGAAATTGCCATCCAGGATTTCTCGCCGGAAGTGGACGTAATCCCCGTTTCCGACCCGAACATTTCATCGCAGGCCCACCGTCTCCTCCGCGCCACTACCCTCCAGCAGATGGCACAGGGGGCCCCAGGTATCTACGATGTCCGGGAAGTACACCGGCGCGCCGTAGCCGCCATGGGCGAGCAGGATATTGACAAGTTGATGCCGCCTCCGCAGATGGCGCAACCTCAGGACCCACTCACCGACATTCAACTGGCCACTAATGGTATGCCGATCAAGGCATTCCCTGGACAAGATCACGATGCCCACATCATGATCAAGAGTGCATTCATCCAGAATCCCGTGGCAGGCGCCTCCCCCCTGATGGCTAATGCCGCCCAGGTCATTACGGCCAACATCCGTGAGCACATGTTCCTTCGATTTGCTGAGCGCATTCAGGCTATGGGCGGCGACCCCGGTCTTGCCGCGCAGCAATTGGCCAAGATGGACATTGCGAAGATGGAGGCGGAAGCCCAGGCGGCCCTACAGAACGATCCGAAGACCCATCTCGCCCTCGCGGAGATGGAACAGCGTAAGATCGAGCATGAGGACAACATGGTCTACAAGGCGTCCCAGCTGGCCATCCGTAACCGTGACATTGACGTCAAGGAGAAGATGGCTCAGGCCGAACTCTTCACTGCTGGCCAGGAGATGGAACAGCGCAAAAAAGAACATAAGGACACCACCAACGCCAAGTTGGCGAGTGAGGCGACCAAGAGATTCGTCGCCCAGGCGAAACAGCGCGACGCCACCACTGGCGAGTCCCCCTAATTTCTAGACATTGTTCCTATAATACGTTAAGATTCAAATACTTCCCACTACGGAGTTAACTATGAAGAAGACCGTTAAGACTGGTAAGAGCCCAGTGAAGAAGACCGAGAAGATGCCTCCGGCGAAGATGCCGGCCATGCCATTCAAGAAGGGTGGTAAGGTCAAGGGTTGCTGAATGGTCGCCCTGGCGAACACGTACCACAAGGAAATTGTGGAGATGCTGAAAGGCGAGCGTGAGCGTGCCAACAGGCAACTCCTCGCCGGGGCGTCAACCTTTGTGGACTATTCCACGGTGTTGGAGCGTTACCGCACCATCGATGCAATCATCACCCGAATTGAAGCTCTATACAAGAATTTAGGGACTGAAAAGAATGCTTAACCCTGGCATGGGCGCAGGCAACGATCTGCATTTCACCGATATGGACGTACCCGACCCCCCGCTGGATTCCTTCCGGATCGGCTTCCATCACGTACTCGTTCGTCCCATTCCCGCGAAGCCGATGACTAAGGGGGGCATTTACCTCCCCGATCAGACCATGGAAGTGAAGGACATTCTAGGTACCATCGGCCGAGTTCTCGCCATCGGTCCAACGGCCTTCACCCGCGAGGACATGCTGGTCAACGGGAAGCCTAGCCCCTGGTATCGGGTCGGCGATCACGTGGTCTACGGTCGCCACGCGGGCGTCAAGATCAAGTATAAGGGCGTGAAACTTCTCGTCCTGAATGACGATCATCCCTTCATGGTGATCGATAACCCCCAGGATTTCCTCGAATAATTCGGTGTCCAGGGGATCGACACCCCTGGCACTCTTTCCGTATACTCGGTGGTAGCGTTAATCGTGGCATCGCTACCACTGGAGTATTATGACTACTGACAATGATGGTTCGTGGACCGAGATTACTGTTGAAGACCTCAACGTAACTCCCTCAACTCCCACGGACGCCCCTAAGGGGAAAGAGCCTCAGGCTCCACGAGTTGAAGCGCAAGTAGAAAATCTGCAAGTAGAAGTCGAGGAACCGGCCCCCGCCGTAGAGGCGGAGGAGAAACCGGCGCCGAAGGCCCCTGAAAAGCCGACCCGATTGGACCGGCGCATTGGGGATCTGACGCGTAAACTCGCCACGAAGGAAGAGGAATTTAAGGCCCGTGAGGCCGAATTGCTCCGTCAAGTGGAAGAGGCCCGGGCTGCCGCAGCCAACAGCCAGTCCAAGGGACTGGAGGTGGCTAAGAAGGCCCTGGAAGATCGACTCGCCCTGGCTAAGGGTAAATTACGCGCCGCCCACGAAAGTGGAGATTCCGCCGCCCTGGCGGATGCGAACGCGGAAATTGCCCTGACGGCTTCGGAACTGGCGGTTGTGGGGACCATGACTCCCCGGACGACCCCCCAGCCAAAGGCGGAGCCTAAGGCACCTACTATGCCGGAACTTCCGGATGCGGCCAAGGATTGGCTCAATGCCAATAGCTGGTACGCCCGGGGTCCGAAGCAGGATAGAGTGGCAGCGGCGGCTGCTGCGGCTATTGGTGATGATCTGGTATCGGAAGGGTGGGATCTTGCCGACCCCTCCTACTACGAGGAACTCGACAGGCGCCTACAGGAAGAGATTCCTGAGCGCATGAAGAAGGTTCGTGGTGAGCCAGAGAAGCCCCAGGTTCCAAAGCGCGTCCAGCAGGCGCCCGTCGTAGGCACTTCGCGCAGTGCCGCGCCGACCCCCGCTGGTTCCCGTCCCAATACTGTTCGACTCTCCGCAGAGGAGGTTGCCCGCGCCCAGAGTATGGGGATCAGTCTCCAGGACTGGGCACGTGAGAAACTCAAAGTTGAGCAGGCCATCGCTACCGGTGGCTACACTGTAATCGATACGAAGTAAGGCGCTGTAAAATGAGTACTGTTGCAGGCACTAAGCATCGCACCCGCGAGTCGGATCAACGCCGCCGCGTATGGCGCGATCCAAATGTGCTAGACATTCCACCCCAGGTGGAAGACGCATTCAAGAATTCGGGCTACGGCCTGCGTTGGATTCGTCACACACTTGGGAACGAGGCTGACGGAAAGAACGTACTTCTCCGCACTCGCGAAGGTTATGAATTTGTGACGACTGACGAAGTCCGCGAATTCGGGTGGGAACTCCCGCCGACCGTCGAGCATTCGAAGTACGGCACGCTGATCTCCATTGGCGATCTGGCTCTAGCGAAACTCCCACTGGAAATCAGTGAGGACCGCACCCGCCAGATGGAAATGAAGACGGCGAGGATCACTAAAGGCGTTAACGACGCCCTCTACCAGAACGCGCGGGAGAACCGCCTGATGCCGGTAGTAGATGGATCCGTAAGTAAAACCACGACGGGTGGATCTCGTCAGGTCATCGTGGATAATGATGATGACAGTTAACAAAGGATACTAACTTATGGCTACTACGAAGCGCCCACAGGGGCTTCAACCTTCCCGGATGGCCGGTCAGGGTCCCAATAGCGGTGGTGTAACGACCTACCGGGTTGGAGCCTCCGCCCCTTCGGCCATTGCTTTCCAGGACCCGGTCGCCCAGAATAACGGCGTACTTGCTCCTGCGACGGCCACTTCCGACTATCCCCTCGGTGTTGCCGTGGGCTTCCAGTGGGTTGATCCCACGACTAAGCTGCCTACCTGGAGTAAGTCGCTCCCGGCCGGCACTTCGTCCTACGATTCGATGATCTGGGCTCAGGTCACCGATGGTCGTGACAACACCTATATCGTTGTGGCGGACGCTACCGTCAGTTATGGCGATGTCGGGTTCAACTACTCGCTTTCGGGCGTGGGTGTTCCCGATGCAAATGGCCGCAGTACTGCTGTACTTAAGGCTTCGACGCGTACTTCGGGTCTCAATGCCCCGTACCGTCTTATCGGCCCCGTGGGGTACGCTGACAATAACTTCGGTTCGGATGCGTTCCCGCATGTCGAAGTGAAGATTGTTGCGCACCGCGATAGCCGCGTCAGCGTAGCCTAAGGAGTAACATAGAATGGCTGCTGTAATTTCTCGTAGTAATAACCCTAAGCAACTTGTCCCCGGGCTGAATACCATCTTCGGCCTCGCCTATAACGATGTCCTCAATGAGCATACCCCGCTCTACCAGATGGACAGCTCGCAGAAGGCGTATGAGGAGGAGCTGCTCCAAGGTCAGTTCGGTACTGCCCCGACCAAGTCGGAAGGTGATGCCGTCCATTATGACACGATGCAGGAACTCTGGACCTCGCGCTATACGCACGAGACCATTGCTCTTGCCTACGCCATCACGGAAGAGGCCATCGAAGATAACCTCTACGAGGCTCTCTCGAAGAGTCTCTCTCGAAGGTACGCACGCGCGCCCTCGGCCGTGCGATGGCGGTAACGAAGCAGGTGAAGGCCGCGAACATCTTCAACAACGCCTTCTCCCCGACGGCCCTCGGCGGTGACCTCAAGTCGCTTTGCGCCACTGATCACCCACTCTCGGGTGGTGGAACGCTCAGCAACCGCGTGTCCGTCGACCTCTCGGAAACCGCGCTGGAAGCGGCCATCATCACGATGGCTGGCTGGACGGACGACCGTGGCATCCTCATCGGGGTGCAGGCGAAGTCGCTCCACATCCCGCCGAACCTCCAGTTCGAGGCGGAGCGAATCCTCAAGACCCCGCTCCAGCCATACACGGCGGACAACACGATCAACGCACTGAAGTCGAGCGGTAAGCTCTCGGGTGGTGTCTTCATCAACCACCGCTTCACCGATACCAATGCGTGGTTCCTCCAGACGGATGTTCCCGATGGTACGAAGCACTTCACTCGTATCAAGCTCTCCACGAAGATGGAAGGTGACTTCGATACGGGCAACATGCGCTATAAGGCCCGCGAGCGTTACTCGTTCGGCTGGTCCGACTGGCGCCGTTGGTACGGATCTTCGGGTTCCACCTAAGGCTAACTGAGTAAGGGGGCCCCCTTAACCGGGGGTCCCACCACTCTAGAAAGGACCCGCATGTCTCGCTTCACTTACCCTATCAAGGGCTTCTACATCGCCTCTTCGGCCACGGATACTGCCCCCCAATTCGGCGTATCCACCGATGGCACTCTCCTGATGGAGACGGGAGCTTCTTTCGCGGCCGCTGTAACCACGGTTCCACCGCGCTCCCTCTCTTTCAAGGATAAGGTCACGGGCTTCATCTATAAGATCCCCGTCTACGTGTCGAGTGCGTAATGGCCTCGCAGGTAAAGACCTCTCTACTCACAGCGTCAGGGCAGCTTACGAGCGCCCTGACTCTTCTTCGTGGCCTAGTCATCTACAACATGCGTGCCACGCAGAGCCTATTTAGCGTTTCCGAAGTCTCCACTGTCCCCGGTGGAGCCAGCTTTCCCGGCTTCGCTCCTCCCACTACAGAGACTGTACCCATTGAATTCGATCCGCCACTCCGGTTCGAAAGTGGTGTAAGTCTCAGCATCCCTACCTCCGTGGCGGTAGGATTCATCTACGAAATGGGGCGTTAAGGTAGTATGGCCTCTTCCGGCACCTACACCTTTTCCCTCTCTTTCGACAAGTTGATCGAGGACGCCTCCCGTCTTGCCGGTGGTGAACCCATTACGGGAGGCGACCTTTCCAGCGCTCTTCGCGCCCTCGATCTCCTCTTCATCGATATGCAGAATCGTGGCGTTCTCCTTCACACCATGGAGATGGCCACCCTCTCCCTCACCGCTAGCACCACTTCCTACGACCTCTCCACCAACACCCTCGACGTCCTGGACGCCGTAATTCGCGTATCCGGCCGTGACTACAACGTCGAGCGCATCTTCGGTGGCGACTATATCGACATTCCCACTAAGTCTCAGACCGGTCGTCCCACCAAATTCTTCCTTGAGCGTGCCTCCGACGGCCCCAACCTCCACGTCTGGCCGATCCCCAGTTCCACCACCAACGGAACCTTCATCTACTGGCGCGTCCGAGACATCCAGGATGCTGGCAAATTGGCCAACACCCCGGATCTCCCCCGGCGCTTCTGGCCCGCCTTCCTCTGGGGCCTCGCATTCCACATGGCCTCTACCCGTGGACATGACGTCTCCGAATCCCGCCTAACTTTCCTCAAGGGCGAATACGAACGCCATTTCAACCTGGCCATGGAGTCGGATGGCGAGAAGGTCCCCCTTCGTATCGTCCCAGCTCTCCGGAAACGCTAATGTTCAGTTCGGGCAAAAATGCCCTAGCCATCTGCGAGCGGTGCGGTTTCTCCTACCCCTACCAGTCCATCGTCTGTGAATCCGGTACCTCCCGGCGCGTCTGCCCCGACTGTGACGATGGCATCTACTCCCTAATCTCTCACCCCCAGAACTACCCCAAAGTCTATGTCGAGGAATCCCAGGGTCTCGAACACCCCCGGCCCGACGTACCCATGGACGTCCCCACTTCCCTATCAATTCCCTGAGGGGATTGTATTTATTCCTAATTTCAGGTAGACTGTACAAATGCCGGTTTATCGCTACTTGTCTATTCGTGGTCGTCGGTCTCGCGACAGTGGTGGGACTGCGCCTCCGCCAGCAGGTACGACGCTCGCAACTATTGATGTTATCAACCCGAGTACGAGTGTACAATCCTCGGGATTTATCACGCCCACATTCGGTCACGCCTTCGCACGTGGCGACGTGCCAGATGCAACCTTCCCACAATTCCAATTGGAGACAGATGGCACCGCCGTTCCGATGACCTATTGGAACCGCAACAGTTGGACCGAAGATGACTCGTGGCGGTTCGCCGGGTTCATTCTTCGAATGCCGGTCGGAGTCGCAGCGGCGCGGACTTGGACGCGATCGAGCAGCACTCTGGTTCTCGCGTCAACGACGGACCTGTCAGATGGTTACCCGGTTCGCATCTTCTCAACGGGCAATTGGCCCGGTGGAACGCGAGCGGGCGTCACGTACTACCTGCGTCTGACGGGCGGCAGCAACGCGACGATCCACACGACTAAGGCCGGCGCCCTCGCGAATACCGGTCAGGTCACGCTCACGAGTGCTGGCAGCGGCACGCTGTCGATCCACCCGTGCGTCGAGGTGCTGATCAAGAACGGCGGCAGCGATCCCGGCGCGTCGGCGCTCGACAACACGACGATCACAGCCAACACGGACTTCATTCTGGAGGCTGTCGGCGGCACTGGCGCCGGCATCACTGGAACGAACGAGTCCAGCGTAAACGACGCCATCACGGCCGGCGGGCTCAAGGTCTACGAAGTCGGCGCAGGCCCCGTGGCCCGCGTTGTTCGCGTCGTGGCGCCGTTCAACAACGGAACCGAGAACTCGCTGACCGGCGCCTACCACTACATCTTCTGCCTCCAGAATGGCAGTGGCGGCCTCTACGGATTCCGTCATCGCGCTGCGCTCTACAACGGGTGGACGGACGGCTCCGCTTGCACGAACATCGCGTTCATTTCGGCCGCGCTCAAGGATGGCGCGACAACGATCAGGACCCTGACGACGCAGGGCAATACCAAGACGTTCACGCGCTCTGGAGACACGGTCGTCGTGTCGTCCCTAGCGGACGTTACCACCGTCACGCCGTACTACCTCTACCCGATCAAGGTCTCGTCGACCGGAACCCTTCCGTCCGGCCTATCGGCGGACACGGTGTATTGGTGCGCGGCGTCAAGCGCGACGGCGTCGCGGCTATACCCCACGGCTGCCGACTGTGTTGCCGGGACTAACCAAGTCACGCTGTCGTCTGACGGCACCGGAACGCACACGCTGACGGTCCTCAATCAGGTTAACCCATACGGCTTCGGCCCCTACACGGCTGGCGCGACCGGCGAGTATGACTTTGTCGCGGGCGGCGGAACGGGATCGGAAACGTCCTGTTACGTGGCTGTCGACAAAGAGCACATGATCTCGTCGACGATTCTTGGCCCGCGCAAGGATGACATCGACTACACGACGCTGACGAGCCGCGATTACGCGACGGACTGCTGGCACGACATCGACGCCTACTATGCGTTCGAGGATACGACGGGGGAACGACACGGCCTTGGATACATGCCGTCGCTTTCCTGGCGTGCGTGGCACCGGCAGGAACCCGCGAGCTATCAGGCGGCGCGCGTTCATGCGCTGATGCACTGCCAGTACCTCGTTCATTTGAAGCGCGCCTCCACTTTCAACATCGTCAACCTGACGAACTCGACGCACACCGGGCTTGGCACGGCGCAGCCATCGACCCAATACAGGCCCTCGTCCAATCAGATTAGCGGAGTGACCGCGCCAACGCTTCGGCAGCGGAGGTGGAGCACGTTCACGGGGCAGCACGCGGTGTTCCCGGAGGTCGCCGCGTACCTGATGTGGGCGGAGCCGGACATGGCTGATGCCATGATGTTGCAGTCTGTGCATCCGGTCACGTCGATCATCACGCGCACGTTCACGATCAGCCCGACGACCTACTACAATGTCGTGATGAACTCCGGGACGCCGCGCGAGCAGGCGTGGGGGCTGAACGCGGCGGCTTGGATGCTGGCGATGGGGCCGCAGACGTGGAACGGCGCCAACATGCGCGCCTACTACGAGGAGTTCTTCAACTCGAACGCCAATTGGGCTGCCGCGCAGCTTGCAAGCGACGGCACATCGTTCGCGCAGACGAACAAGGCGCCCGTCGATAACGCGGAGGGCGGCAGGACGTGGATGGAGAACTACCTGCAGATGGTGCTGATGACGGCTTGGGTCGCGATGGGCAAGCCGTCGAACCTTCGCACCGTTCTCGAAAACTTCTATTCGTTCTACGATGGCGTTCGGACGAACGTTGGTCTATACGCGACGGCCGCCTATACGGGCGGCTACGTTGCCAACGGCGCCAACAGCCGTGCGACGAAAATGACGGCGTGGACGGACTTCTGGACCGAGGGGGCGTTTGGAGGAATCGCGGTCAACGCCGCTAGCGACACCATTACGTATGATTCTGGAGCTTCGCCGGTTTCTGGATACGGCACGATCGCGAACGGCGATAAATTCGCGATCTTTTCGTCTTCGGGGTTCAGCATCGGCGGGCTCACGCAGAACACAGCGTACTACGTCCGGGACCTCGACACGGGGGCCAAGACCTTCAAGCTGTCGACGAACGCCGGTCTGTCCGACGTGGTGAACCTGACTGGCAACGAGACGCTGACGGACAACACCCGATACGCTACGCGATCGTCGCCGATCTCGTCGGACTACCAGTCGCTCGGCTCGAATACGCCGGACACCGTCGTTGGCAAGATGTGGGCATCCATAAAGATGGCGAAAGCCAACGGCTTGACGGTGCCGGCCGGATTGGTGACGGCCTTCTCTGGCGTCGAGTCCGAGATGTCCGCGGCCGAATACGGCGACGACGCCGCCTACGCTCTCAACGAGAACTACTGACGATGGCAAATCTTCTTCAGATCCGCGACCGCGTCGTCATCGACCGCTTCACGATCTTCTGCGGACGCCAGATCGAGCCCGGAGTAGCGACGATGGTTGGCGCTCACGCGCACGCCGAGCCGCATCTGATGATCCTGACGCGCCCGCCTGGCGACGTTCCCGCTTCCCTCTCAATCCCCTAAGAGGATTGTATTTATTCCTATAATCAGGTAATATAGTCTGATGCCAATCTATCGATATCTTTCTGGTAGGACTAAGAGAAATTTTGGTGGAAGTGCGCCTCCTCCTGGAGGAGAAACTCTACAGCGGACTTTCACCTTGTTAAATACGGCAGGAACCAGCCAGGATGGGGATTTTGTAACTCCTTCGTTCGGGTTGCGCTTTCCTCGCAGTAATATGCCGGCAGGTGAATATCCCGTATTCAAGACTTCGGCTGGAGTTACGTGTCCATACTCAATCGGCGGCATTGCCACTTGGGATGATGGTTCAATGATGACTGCCAATGTTATGGTTCGGTTTCCAACTGCCATTTCGGCTAGTGCGACTCAGTCTCTATTGTGTTATAGCGGTGGCACCGCTCCCGTCGCGAGCAGTATTACTACTAGTATTTTTATGGATCTGTCGCTGACAGGTGAAATTACTGGCGTATCTGCGCTGTCCGGAACTTGGATTTGCTCTCTCAATCGGGGTATTCTTGACGCCGATGATGTCATTCTTACTATGGATGGGCCGGCTGGGCGGGAATGGCGAATTGGGCAAGCCTTTTCCGATGGCTCCGACCATAACCAACTATATGGTTGGTGGTATATCTCTGCGTTAATTGACTCGACAGGGCTGCAAGGGGTACGGCACCGGCTACGACTTCTTAATGGCTGGTGCGATGTATCAGTGGATGCGACTCGACGGGAACTGACAGGCTCCTATAAAACTGGGACCAGTGTGATCAGGTCGCTTGTCGGTTGTAATTTAAGTGAAACTTTGACTAGTACAATTGGAATTACGCATCATTCCGGATTCTTCTTCAATGGTGAGAATGGAAAACGTGATTATCATCAGGGTAGCGGATCTAAGGTTTCTGATGCTACCATCCTAGTCCAATTTGATACTAGTGCGGACCTCAGGGCTGGAGTTATCCCGCCGATTGATGGGGCATATGCTGGAGGAACATTCACCAGTAACACTAGTGTGAACTATGCGCCGATGGGGAAAGGGTCTCTCCTTCGAAATAGTGGGGCGACCGGCGAGCGCGATGAAATTGGGTTAATGAATGACTGGTCAGCGCGGCATTTTTGTTCTCAGACGGCAATTAATGAGCGAAGTGTTCGTGTCAATGGTTTGATCACTTCCCATATGCGCACTACGTTACGTAGATTTTCTACGAAACAAGGAGTGCCGTTGAACAATAATACGTATACTGGACTCGGAAGTACTGAGGCAAGTTGGCAACATTCTCCCGGAGGTAGCACCGGATTCGTCAATCCCACTAACTATACTGGATCTAACTGTCTTTGGACGTCTGAATTCGAACCTAGCCATAAGGCGATGGTGGCTACATATGCCTATCTGTATACCGGCGAACGGGAATACCTAGACCTTCTTCAAGAAGGGGCGTATGCAATGCTGGCTTATGTTGTACCAGGGACCAATACGCTTACTACAACTCCCGGAAATGGGTCTTTTTTCACTAATGTTCCTTCCGCATCTCGGCGGAATATGATTGTAAATGGAACCACATACTATTGCGTGGTTACTCTTCTTGGTTCTGCTTTGATTCGAGAAGCTGCGTGGATGTGGCGAGATGTGTTGCATGCGTGGGCATTTACTCCGGATTCCGATCCGGATGGGACCGATATGAAAGGGTTCTTCAACGATTGCATCGATGCTGGTTTGGACTGTCTTAATGCCTACAATAATCTGATGCCTGCTTCGTGGCGGGCGTCAGGTATTACTGGATTTCGTCCTCCAGATGCAGCTAACGGTGGGTGGGTGATTTCGTATTTTTCAAATGTGGCTGCTCATTGTTATTGGCTCCGACGCGGAACCAATGCTGAGGAATTTCGCAACCATGTCGGACGATGGTGGGTTAAATTGCATGAGGATGGAGATATTGCGGCTGCTGCGTGCTATGCTGCGCAACATCGCTTTGAAAATGCCAGTGTAATGGTTGATTCTTACGATATGTTGTTTGAGCTCTCCAGGGGGCTGATGTCTTGGAATTCCGTTACTGATACATTTACAATTGGGCCTGGGGGCACGGGAGATAATTTCGATTTTACGCCTCAAGTGAACGACCGCATTGCCTTTAATAGTTATTTTTCTGCCAATAAACCATTCAGCAGCACCCCTGATGGCCGTATTTACCATATGGTGAATGTATCTGGGCAAACTTTCCAGCTAGCATTGACTTCCGGTGGATCTCCGGAAGATGTTGTCACTAGTTTGACTGTCGGGCGGGTCATGGCTCGATGCGCTGATATTTCCCCGCGTTGGTCTTTTCAGGGAGCCAACGACAGGACTGAAATTCTAGCTAATACCCTAGGAGCTATGCGCTACATGGAGTATACTGGCCACCCATCGATAAGTGCGGCCAGGGCGGCACATCAGGCTAATTGGGCTGCTGGTGGGGGCAATTATGTTGGAGGACCAAAGTATGCCTTTGCTGCATCCGCGCCCTGAGCCGCCTAAAGCCACTCAGTTTAATTTGGGGCAGTTCTTCATTCATTGGATGTCATGGAAAGCCGGCAATCAAATATGCAACCATAAACATAAGTATGACCATGTACTATTGGTGGCTGTAGGTATTGTCAACTATAATGGGATTGAGTATGTGGCTCCAGCCGCAGTTAATATTGAAGCTGGAAAAATGCATACTCTTTTTGCAGTTACGGATGCGGAAGCCGGATGTATACATATCTGTCGTTATTCTAATGGACAAGAATTTCCATTTGCTGCCCAAGGTGAAATACATGAATATGCTCGACTTGAAGCAATACAGGAACTCTAATGGCATATCTTATTAAGAGCATCGAACCAGTCCTTAAAGGGCAATTACTACGAGTTACTTTCTCCGAAGATGCTGGTCCGGATCAACGTGCTTTTTTTACTCCGGATGAATTGAAGCGTAAGATCGAAGCACTAAATTTTTGGAATTATTTCCCGGTGTGGCTTCGCGCCCAGGCAGATGACAAGTTGATTGACCTCAAGACCATTGCATTGGCTGAATTGCGTACTTTCTGTGTCGGCAAGGTCTTGCCGGCGACGTCCCGGCCGGCGTCAATCATTATCGACGAGGTTTAATCATGACTTTGCAATCTAATGTGCCGATTCCTTTGTGGGATTTGTGTGGTCATTCTACTGCGGGTTCCGTGTTGGCTACTGCATTTGTACTCGACGCTGCTAATGAAGGGGCAGCCTACATTTTTGATGTGCGGAAGGCAGGTACGATCAATAAAATTGCTTTCTATGTTGCGGCACATACTACCGGCGCAACTATGGAATGCGAAGTGCAGACAATTAGTACTACAACGGGGCTACCTAGTGGTACAAAGTTCGGCAGTTCAACGACTGGCACAGTTGTTACAAGCGGCACTGGATGGTATGAGGCGACTCTATCCACGGGCGCGGCCGTGGTTCTTGGCGATCGTATTGCTATTGTCGTAAAGCAACCGTCTTCCTCTCCAGGCAACTGTGCTATTGGCGATCTTGTCAATTGGTACGCTTCAACCTCTTACCATGGCTGGCCAATGGGTGCAATCTATGTATCTTCATGGGCAGCGGCCACTAATTTGCGTCGCCCGTTGATTTTTCCAGGGTATGATGACAGTACTTATGGTTTTTGTCCATTTAACTTTCCTGTTACTTCGTTTACAACTACTAGTTTTGCTTCCAATTCAACTCCAGATGAAGTCGGTAATCGATTCAATCTTGTGGTACCAGTAAGAATTGTTGGTGTTCGGATGCTGGTTAATCCGGCAGCCGATGGTCGAGATTTCGTCATTAGTTTGTATTCGGATTCGACTTTGCTCCAATCAAGAACTGTAGATAGTGGACAATTCGGTGGGTCCGCACTTTATTGGGCCGATTTCTATTTTTCTGCGACTCAAGATTGCTCCACTGGAATTCATCGCATAACCATGGCACCGCAGACTACTTCTAATAACCAATACACATATGCGACAATTCCGAGTCTAACCGGTATTAGGCACGCGTTGCCAAGTGGAGTGGACACGTATTTTACATCGCGAACCGATGGTGGTTCATTTTCAGATACTAGCACACAACTTGCCATTATGATTCCATTGGTTGCCGCTTTTGATGACGGCGCGGCCGGCGGCGGCGGCGGGCATTCAATTTTGACGAGGCGCGGCCTCAGTACTCTTTAAGGGATATCCAAATGTATCAAATTATTCAAGGCGAAGTTTGTGCCGTATTTCGTCAAATTCTCTTTGTTCTGGAGGACGTTTCTCTTTCTCTGCTGACAGGTAAATCAGTCAGTGCTGGGAATATGGGAATCAATGTTGGCGCGTCGACTTTTACTTCCTGCGCCGGAACTGTTGGTGAACTTGGACGAGGTATCTATATTTATACACCCGTCACTTCCGAAGTTTCTTCGCTTGGTCTAGGCATTCTTGCTGGTTCTTATACTTCCGCTAATTCTTGGCGTGTTCCGTTCCAAGTTGTTGCTTCTATCCGGATGTCGACCAACAACCAACTCGAAGTTATCGCTCAGCTCAAGACTTCAGCCATCTCGGCCGGTGCCATCGATACTTCCGCCTTTGCGGCGTCCAAGTTCGATTCCACCCACTACGCCCAGCAGGCTTCCGTGGTTGCGGCCTCCATCCTGGCCACCCCTTCTCAGAAGCTGGTCACCAACGCCACTGGCTATGTCGGCGTTTACCTCCTTGGCTCTTCCGTCGTATCCGCCGGTGCAATCGATTCGTCGGCCATCACCCAAAGCAAGCTGGACTCCACCACCTACGCCCAGATGGGCTCCGTGGCCGCCGGTTACATCCTGGTCACCCCCACCCAGAAACTTACCACCAACAACAGTGGCTACGTGGGTGTCTACATCCTCAACACCTCGATCATCTCGGCCACGACCTTCTCCACGTCCGCCCTCACCAGCGCCGTCATCGATGGCACTGTCTACGGTGCAGTCGCTGACAACATCATCCGGCGCAATATCGAAGGTGGTTCCTACACCGGACGCACCGTGGCCGACGTTCTCGCGGTCAATCGCAACCGCGTTGACATCACCGGCACCGGGTCGTCCCGTACCGTCAACGTCTATGCCATCGATGATACCTCCGTCAAATGGAGTGCCTCTGTCGGTCTGTCGGCTAGGGACGCGTTCCAGACCTTCGACCCGGCGTAAGGATCCACCTAGATGCGGGCGCTCCGCTTCATCTGGTGGGAAGGCAACACTACCGCTGCCCCGGCGGGACCGTCTGCCACTCCCCGTGGTAACATCACCTACCCCGTTGGCGTCACCGTCAGCGGGGAGGTGCAATTCATCGTATCCGTCACGGAAGCGGACGGCGACTACGACTCCATCTTCCTCTACATCGATGGCGTCCTGGTCTCCAACTATTCCTGGCTCGTCACCCCGTCCGTCTCGCTCCGCGTCTCCACTCAAAATTACAGTGACGGCACTTACGGTGCATTCGCCCGTCTCTTCGACGTTTCTGGAAACTCCTTTGATACTGCCTCCGTCACCTTCTACGTCGGCAATTCCGTATTCGTACCTCCGGCATTCGGCGGATCGTTCATTGCCTCCCCGACTTCGGGCATCATCCCCGTCTCGGTCTCCTTCACCGCGTCCATCTCCGGATCGGTCGCCCAGATCCTCTGGGACTTCAACGGTGACGGTAACTTCGACGCCTCCACCAGTACGGCCGTCAATACCTTCGCGGTCGCGGGTACCTACTCCCCAGTCATGCGCCTGATCAGTGGCCTCGGCAGTGTAGTAGACATCACTAATTCCAACTACCTCACCTACAGCGTCTTCACCACCGGTACCGGCGATGTGACGTGGCGTTCGTGGAGGACCCGTCTGTGACCGAATTCACCTACTCCACCCTCCTCTCCACCGTCCAGCAATCCCTGGAAGAGACCGATTCGGCCATGACCTCGTTCCTCGACTCCGCCCTGGAGATCGTGGAATCCAAACTCTCCCGGCGTCTCGACAGTATCTCCCTGGTCTCCATTGCCTACTGCTCCATGGTCACGGCCAACCCCTATGTCGTAAAGCCCACCGGTCACATCGTAACCCGGCGCCTATCTTATCGCACTTCCAACGGTTGGACCCAACTCAATACGAAGAATCTAGAATTCCTCGACGCCTACTGGCCCGATCGCACCTCCACCGGCACACCCACCTACTACGGCAATTATGGCGACGACTATCTCCTCGTCGTACCCCCGGATGGCACGGGGCGTGAACTCGAAATGGAATTTGAAGTGCGCGCGTCCGCTCTCTCTTCCCTCAATCCCACCAACTGGTACACTAAGCACGCCGGAGCCGCCCTCTACGCCGGCCTCATGGCCGAAGGCAACAAGTACCTCAAGAATTTCGAGGCTGCCGCCTTCTGGGACGCGGAATTCGAGAAGGAAGTCTCCCACATCACCCGCGATGGCCCGCGCGAACGCCGTTCCAATACCGCCAATAACAAGTCCCCCTCTACCACCAATAACCGTTCCGGAGTTGGCTGATGCCATCCACCTATTCAACCCGCCTCCGCCTTGAACTGCAGGCTGCCGGGGAAAACCAAAATACCTGGGGTGACAAGGCCAACGCCGTCTTCTCCCGCCTGGACGACGCCATTGCAGGCATCGCCGTCGTATCCCTCGGCACCTCCGTCTCCACCGCTTACACCCTTTCCGCAGCCAACGGCGCATACGACGAGGCCCGCGTTGCCACCCTATTCATCAACGGCCAACTAGCCTCCAGCGTCCCCGTTCGCTTCCCCGCCGTCGAGAAGAGTTACTGGCTCTACAACAACACTACCGGCTCCGGTCTCCGCGTCGGACCCACCGGGGGTGCGGCCGTCTCCGTCCAGACCGGCTGGTCCAAGGTAATCACGGACGGCAGTGCCGTATGGGTAGCCGCTGAACCTCTCTCCGCCACCATCTACCTCACTGACGCCTCGGCTAGCGTAAAGTACGCCCTCCTCTCCGCCACTCAATCCATCACTGGCGGCAATACCTTCACCAGTACCGTCAATTTCCTGGGCTATGTAAGCGCCTCTGCACTCAACGTTGCCACCAAAGTCTCCACGTCTGCCCTCCAGGCCACCGTAATTTCGGCCACTAACGTCGTGGCAACCAGTGTCAGTGTCGGTAATATCGGCGGTGCCAACGCCTACTTCACCTCGGTCTCCTCCAGTGCCGTCTACGCGAAGGCCATGTATATCGACGGCAGCGCGGTCCTTACCTCCGCCATGCTCCCCAGCGGCAGCACCGGCATCACCTCCGTCTCCGTATCCAATACCGGCTCCTACTTCGGCTTTCTTGCCTCTGCTGTCAACGATGGCAACGGTCTCGTTACAGTCTTCGCCCGATCCCTCCGCGTCAATTCCGCTAACGGTGGCGAGCGCGGCACCGGACTCACCATCTCCGATGTATCCCTCGCCATTACCAATCAGGGCGACCACTATCACATCCAGCTAACCTATTGGACGACGCCGGGTGGCGGCGGTTCATAATGAAGCCAATCTACACCAACATCAACATCAAGCCAGGAGTTCTCCGGGAAGCCACTAAGAAGGCTGCCGAAGGTCACTGGTATGATGCTGACAAGGTGCGCTTCCGGTATGGTCGTCCCGAGAAAATTGGCGGTTGGGCCAACATCAACGGTGCCGGCACCTCCTCTTACTTCGAAGGTATCGCCCGCGCGATCCACAACTGGAATAACAACGACGGCTCCCCCCTTACCGCCCTCGGTACTCACACCCATCTCTACCTCTGGCAATCGGGCACCTACTACGATATCACCCCCGTAGTCGCCAGCGGAACCACTGTCGTCTCCTACACCACCTCGGCCGGCAGCAGTGCCGTCCTGGTGTCCCTCCCATCCCACGGCTTCATCGCTGACGATATCATCTACTTCTCCACCGCCATCGATCCCACCAGCGTAACAGCCGGTGGCAACGTCCTGATGGCGGACCAATTCATCGTCACCTCCGTAGTAGACACCCACCGTTTCTACATCGAATATACCACCGCCGCCCTCTCCACAAAGACGGTCTCCGTCACTACCACCTGGGACAAACTAGTCCACCTAGGCCAACAGCAGACCGTCCTTGGTACCGGCTGGGGTTCCTCCTTCTGGTCCCACAGCGGCGGCTGGGGCACTCCCGTCAGCGGCGACATTCAACTTCTCGCCACCCAATGGACCCTCGATTCCTGGGGCGAAGACCTCGTTGCCAACTACCGGGGCGGCGCCATCTTCCAATGGGTTGAGAATTCCGGCGTCAACATCCGTGCCGTATCCATCAGCGGCGCCCCCACCCGTAACGACCTCATCCTCGTCTCCCCGGAAGATCGCCACCTCATCTCTTTCGGGACGGAAGACGTCCTAACCTCCACCTACTCCCCCGTCCTCATCCGCTGGTGCGCTTCGGAAAATCTCAACGATTGGTCCCCGTCCGCCACCAATACCGCCGGCGACAAGCTCCTCTCCGGCAGCTCCCGTATCGTCGGCGCCACCCGTACACGCGGTGCCATCCTCGTCTGGACAGAGGCCGCCCTCTACTCAATGCGCCAGATCGGCCAGCCCTTCATCTTCGGTTTCGACCTCCTCGGTTCCAACTGCGGCCTCGTCGGCCCACATGCAGCCATCGAAGCCAACGGCCGCACCTACTGGATGTCCAACCAGCGCTTCATGGTATTCGATGGTGGCGCGCCCCGCCCCCTCCCCTGCACCGTTCTCCGCTACATCTTCGACAATATCGACGGTCAGCAGTACGACAAAGTCTACGCGGGTGTCAACGGCGCGTACAACGAAATCATCTGGCTCTACCAGGATCTCTCCGCCACCACCGCCGAGTGCAACCGCTACGTAATCTACAATTACCTCGAAGACCACTGGACCATCGGTTCCATCGATCGCACCGTATGGGCAGATGACTCCGTCTACCTCTACCCCCTGGCTGCCGACACTTCCGGCAACACCTACTACCATGACTACGGTGACAGCGCGGATGGCGATGCCATCTACTCCTACCTTCGCTCCGGCGAGTTCGATCTCCAGGACGGCCAGCAGATCGCCTTCATCAACCGGATCGTTCCCGATTTCACCCTCAAGGACGGCGATCCAATGCGCGGCAACATCACCATCACCCTGCGTGGCCGTAAAGCTCCCGGCGATTCCAACGTCGTAACGCGCGGCCCCTACACCGTCAGCGCCGGCACCCTCTACGTCCCATACCGTCACCGTGCGCGCCAAATCTCCATGATCATCGAGTCCTCCTCGGACGACCCCGCGTGGCGTATGGGCGA